AATATACTTTGATTCTCCACGAGTAATATATACTTCTGAACCAATTTTTACTCCTTCATGTCTTGTTAATTCTCCAGTTTTATAATCTGCTTCAATTCATTCAACTTCATATACAGGAATAAGATGATTCTTTATAGGTTCTATTGAATCATAATCTCCAGGCCATCCTGGATGTGCTTCAAGTCCTGCAAGAATACCTGTATGTAAATTATCAGCTCGTAAATTAGGCTCAGCAGGTTTACCAACATATCTAACCAAATAAGTAGGAGATGTTGAATCTGCAGTTTGTTGCATATCTCTAATTTTCTTAGCTGCTTCTGTAGTTAATTCTGATCTGAATGTATTTAAGATATCCTCTCTTGACATTCATTTTCTAATAACAACTCTCTTAGAATCTGCAAGATAAGGAGAATTTGGATTACGTTCTATAAATGTATTAACGGGATTTAAAATTTCAATATTGACATTTGAATTACTTTCTGTAGGTTTTACTCTATAGTAACAAGTACCTGTAACAAGTAAATCTGTAAGTAATTCTGCCATTTTACGTTTTAAATCGATGTTTCTTGATTGTCTTAAATAATCAAGAATATTTTGTGCAGCAATTTCATATTCCGAAACAAAAGATTGATCAATATCTTGTTGAATTGAGTTGATTTCTTTTTCAATAAAAGGATCATTTACAATTTCTTTATTTTCAATAATAGCTGCAATAATGTTATTCTTTAAATACTGTTGCAAATAATTAAATACTTCTGCACTAATTTTAAGTTGCTTTTCTCTCATTATATTTGAAACAGTCTTTTCATCTTTGCAAGATACTTTTAAATCTTGATTTAAACCTAGATATTCTCCAACTAATACATCAATATGTTTCTTAATTAATGGTGTAAAACTAACTGATGTAGGAGTCCCAATTCCGTAATTTTCTTCTAGGTGTTTGAATTGATCTGCATCTCTACGACAATGATAATATCCATAAGCTTTTCTTATAGCAACTTTATCATATACAAGATTACCTATCGCATCATTAATCTTCTTTACTTCATTCTCTATCACCATATTCTAATACTATATATTGATTTCCTTCACCTGGAGTAGTCATTTCTCCAGAATAATATTTTGTTCTATCTAGTTGTCTGTTTCTAAGTTCTTTTTCAAGAAATTCGAAAAAACCTTCTTCATCACCTTCATAGACTAAAACTAATGGAGCTTTTCATTGATTCAAATCTAAACTTAATTTCCATTGATTACCATCTATAGTTAATGTAAAGTCTCCAGTGTAATATGCACACATAGCCTTTTCAATTATTTCATATACTTTATCAACGAGTTCCATTCTTTTGCGGTATTACTCCATATTCTTTATAGCCTTTTTCATTAGTGAACCATCCAATATTTTCTCATTCTTTCGCTAATTTATCTTGAGCAGCAGGTCGTATATTCATTAATTCTTCATCTGCAATTTCTGCCATTTCCATAGCTGCGATAATATCGAACTTTCGTTTATTTTCTCAAGAATATTTTAACAATTGCTCAAGCATTTCATCAATATCAATTGAATAACAGTAATCATTAACAAAATTATTAATTAATTCAAGACCGTGCTTGATAATAGCTTCTGTAGCTGGTACGCCAATCATTTGTGAGTTGCCTCTTTTCATATCTCCAAGAGTTGAAGCAGGACGTTTCATAAATAGACTATCTTTCTTTTTTTCTTTAAAATATGTAACAATACTAATCTTAGTATGTTCTAGTAGTGCTTTACAATTATATCATACTAATAATTTCATTGCTACATCATATGCTTCTCGAATATCTCGAGGACGATCTTTATAGATCGCAACATATTTCGCTTCTTGTAATCCATATATACGTTTCTTAATAACTATACAGAAATCAGATACATCTGTTGAGGTAGAAGAATCTCCAGAACCTTGGTCAATAGAGTCTATTCCTGCAACATATAGATTTTTTAATACAAGACCGTCTTCATCTCGAAGTGGTCTTTCGTATATAGTAATTTTACTATTTGGATTACTTACAACTTTTACTTTTGTTAAATCAGGAGTATCTCCAGAACGATCTCATAATAATGATACGTATTCTGGTTTTAATCCTGCTTTAAATATCCTAATTTGGGTTAATCTATCTGCAATTGCAATTGAATCAAAGATATTTTCACCCTGTTTATACAACGCTTCATTTGGAATAAAACAGTGCTCTGCACAATAATCAAGTAGATCTTTACCACTTAGCTTTTTACGTTCTTCCTCATAAAACTTTTTAAATTCTTCAGATTGTGTAACTCCTCTTGTATCTAAAAATTCTTCTCGTAAACTAAACTTATGAGCTGGAATAAAGAAAGCTGTTAATTGTGGCTTTCTATCTTCTGTATCATAATTTTTATATGGAAGTACATTATACCCTTCTGGTTTTGCAAAAATGTTTGATAAACCTTCAAGTGCCATATCATCACCACCTGTACCTAAAGCAATACGTGTTCCAAAATGATAACCACCAAGCTCAACAAGGGCATTACCTTGAATCCAACTTTTAGTTAAATATTTATTAGATCCTGCTTCTTCATAGATTAATCTATCGACACGATCACCACGAATCTTATCAGATGTATCAGCAATTACTGAAT